AAAAGTACGGAGGGTACGGAGTACAGAATCAAGGAATAAGATAGACAAGAGAATTCAAAATTCTTCAACAATATTAATTCTTTATAATATTCTTTAGATTTTACGTATAGGGACAAAGGTGAGATCGCATGTTCTGTATCCGTACCGCCGTGACGTTCTGTTGACGTAGGTGTGACGCCATAAGTCGCCACTACTTGACAATGGCCAGAGGCGGGCGTAACTTGAGCTACACACCCACCGGACCTATCAACTATGACTGCGCTACAGATTCATAACGATCCGATCGACATCCCCGAGGGCGCATCGATCCGACGACCCGCTCCGGCCCGGCCGTACGTGGCGATGTCCAACCGCAAACGCTGGTCCAAATGCGCGCTGTCGGCCGTCTTGCCGCAGGTCAAGACGGCATCCGGACCCTCGGCCGAGGAAGGCACCGCGGCACACACGGTCGCCGAATGGGCGCTAGGCCAGAAATTCAAGATCGGTCCGCAGGGAATCCCGATGCCGCACGTGGACCCGCCGGCCGGCCTGGACGACTTCGACTACGTCGGCCGCGGCCCGTCGGACTGGCGAGCGCAGGTCGGCCAGTACGCCATCACCTACGCCGACAAGGCCGCCGGCCTGTTTTCCAACGCGCCGGGCGACACGCACTGCCTGATCGAGTGCAAGATCGAGGACGTGACGATCCACGGCGTGAAGGTCTTCACGGTTGCGGACGTGATCCTCTGGAACCCGCAGGCCAAGCGTTTCGCGGTCGGCGACTACAAGTTCGGCCGCAGCCCCGTCGGCGTCGGCACCCCCGACGAGCCGAACGAACAGTGCACCGGCGCCGCAGTCTTGTGGCTCGATCAAGCGCCGCACCTGCAGCCCGAGCAGCTGGGCCTGTTCGTCTACCAGCCGCGCATCCGCTTCGGCGAGGCGTTCCAGGTCTTCGGTCTGACCGAACCGGGCGCCGCGGCCGAGTGGATCAACCGCCAGCGCGAAAAGCTGCACTCCGAGCTGGCCGATGTTGCCGCTGCAGCAGCCGCAATGGCCCGTGGTGAGCTTGTCGCGCCAGTCCCGGGGGGTCACTGCCAGTATTGCCCCAGCGCGCGCTGGTGCCCCGCTGCGGCCGGATTCGGGTCGGTTGCGCTGGAAGTCGAGGCGGGCAAACGCGCCGTGGTCGATCTGGCCCCGGAAGAAGTCATGGCCCTCTGGGGTCAACGCTCGGCATTCAAGGCCTTCGAAGAAGACCTGAAAGAGCGTGTGCGCATCCTGCATGAGAAGAACCACCCGGCCGTGACGGTCAAGTTCCGCAAGGGCTCGCCGATGTGGCTGTCCGAGCCGGCCGCGGCCGAGGCCTTCATGCTCGCCGGCCGCTACGACCTGCTCAAGCCGCCGGCCATCGGCAAGGCAGACGGCGTCCTGCCGCCCGACGACCTGGCCGCACTGACGGGTCGCTACCCCGATGTAGCGACCTTCACCGCGACGGCCGGTAAGGACGCAGGCCTGGCGGCCAACGCGTTTGCCAAGTACCTCAACCAGGGAGAGAAGTGATGGACCTCGACAACTTGGCAGAAAGCCCGTTTCTCAAGGCTCTGGATGCGCTGTACGAGCGCGGCGGGGACGACCAGTACGCTGGCTTGAAGTTTGACCCGCGCGGCTGTCGCGAGTACCAAGCGATTCTGGATATGGTGCGCGCCACCCTCACGCCGCCCGAGGGCTACGTGCTGGTGCCGGTGGAACCGACCGAGGCGATGATCCGCGCCTACCTTGAGGTCGATGGCCGTTTCGAATCGGCGCGGGCTGATTGGGCTGCCATGCTCGCCGCTCGCCCGGAGGTGCAGTCGTGACGTCGATGTCCACACCGACGCACCGCGGGCTGATGCGCGCCCTGGACGCCGTCAAGGCGACCGAGGGCTGGACCGACCGCCAGCTGTGCGCGGCCCTAGGTGTAGCGCCCTCGAACCTGTGCGCCTGGCGAGTCGGGCGCAGCGGAATCGGCGAGCGCAACCTGTGGGCCGTGCGCAAGCTACTGAGCCGCTATGCACGGAGGGCTGCAGCGTGAAGGAGATCGCCCATGCTGACGATTGACCAAATCCACCCGGGCGCGGTCGCCTACTTCGACACGCAGATCCTGCTGGCCGATACGCGCCTGCAACGCTGGGAGGACCGCGCGTTCCGTAGCGGGCCGTTCGTCTGCATCGAGATCGGCGCCGGCTACACGACCTGGCTGTCGATCACCTCGCAGCCAGGCAAGTACCGCCAGCGCCTGGAGCTGCGACCGGAGTGGCGAATCCGCGGCAGCCAGGTGTGGCGGCATGGCGCCTGCTACATCAACAACGTCTGCAATCCGGTGCGCGGTCGAGACGTCGTATTCTGTGACGCATCACGTGGCGAGATCGACTTCACCACGATGGGCCGGCCGCAGGTCACGGCTGCCGGGCTTGATGCAATATTCAATGAAATTTATCACTACAAACGCTTGACAGCCTGACACTACCGTTATAGAGTCGTAACCGTTCCACCAACCCGCGCACTTTGCGCTTACTCTGAGAGCTACGAACCATGAGCATCACCGACCACGAAGCAATCCTGCTGCACTCCTCCCTGGACCAGCCGCGCGCCAACAAGGCCAACCCGGGCAAGGTCGAGTTCTACACCAACATCGCACTGCCGCCGGCCGCAGCCAACGATCTGGCCGACGCCATGAAGGAAGTCGCCCCAAACGGCAACCTGGCTGGTCTGCGCCTGACGATCGAGCCCAACAGCAAGAAGGCCAAGCCGCATGCCGGTATTCCCGGTGACTGGCTGATCCTGCGCCTGTCCAGCGGGGCCGACTACGCCCCGGACCTGTTCGGCGCCGACGGCCAGAAGATCGCAGCACTGCCTATCAACGGCGGCCAGATCCGTGGCGAGTTCTTCGCCGGACAGAAGGTGCGCGTCAACGGCTACCCGTTCTTCTGGAACCACGCACAGAGCGGCGCGCGCGGTGTGTCCTGGAACCTGTCCGGCGTGATGGCCGTGGGCGGCGGCGAGCGCCGCGGAGGTGGCGGTGGCGAGCCAAGCGAAAGCGCCTTCGCCAAGTACCGCAGCGATGTTCCGGCACAGCCGCAGCAGACCGCACCTCAGCAGACCGCGCCGGCCGCCGGTGCCGATCCGTTCCAGCAGCCGGCCTCGGCCGACAAGCCGTTCGGTTGATCGACCCGAGACCCGGCCAACAATGGTCGGGTCTCTCCACTAGGAGCAGACAGACATGACCGAGAAACTTGATAGCAACAAGACCCTGGCGGACGTGCAGCCCGGTGGGAGGGCGAGGCTGGGGGATCAGCTCCCGCCGCTGCCGTACCCGAATTACCCGGTTAGCAAGACCGGCTTGCAGAACAACGCCTACACAGCCTCGCAGATGTGGGACTACGCACGGGCCGCCCTCTCCGCCCAGCCCTCCCCGGGTGGTCAGGGGGATATCCGAAGCGAAAAGGCTGCAACTTTTCTTCGTCAGTACCTCACCTATCTGCGCAGCAGCCCAAGGCAAGGACTGCGGCCTCGCTGGTGTGACGTATATGAGGCGCTCGAAGTCGCAATAGAAGCCCTCGCCGCCCGCCAGCCGGTGAATGAGTCACCGATGGCAAAGCTGGCAGCCGCACTCCGAGGGAAAGCCGAAGCAGAGAAGGCTGCATTCGATCAGCGAGTGCAGTCCGGCGAGTGGGGGCCGATGCCGGACAACCCGGACGTACTAGAACTGCCACCGCTTCCTGCCGAGGTTGATTCAGTTGTCTGCATGATCCGTGGTGAAATGGCAGAGCCGCTCGACTACTACTACTACTACTACTACTACTACTACTACTACTACTACACAGCTGACCAGATGCGAGCCTACGCACAAGCCGCCCTCGCCGCCCGCCAGCCGGTGGGGGAGCCGGCGTCCAAGTCTGTCGGAATCGATGCGCTGGTAAAGCTGCTGGAGGACGAAGCAGCAGAGTGCGAGAAGGCTTGGACTGAGCGCGCCGACACCTACATGTCGGGACGGGCTTCGGGGTTCCGCTTGGCGGCTGACTATTTCCGGAAGATCGCAACCAACCAGCGGTGGTCGGAATTTCTCTCATCGCCCGCGCAGGCCGTGGACCTGGGGCAGTTCCGGGAGCTGGTGGTCACGCTTGTCGACCGTTGTGGTGACGATCTTCCCGCCGAACAGTTCAAACTCGCAGGCCGGTTACTCAACCTGATCGACAGCAAGGCGTGACAACGCACCTGACGCTGCCCTGGCCGCCAAGTCTGAACCGGATTTGGCGCGCCGTTGGCGGCAAGATCCTGCTATCTATGATCGCTCGGAAGTACAAACGGGCGGCCGCGGCCGCCCTGCCAGTCGGCCGCGTACCGCCGCCGTTGACCGGTCGGCTACTGGTCTGGATGACCCTTCACCCGCCGCTCAAGCTGGCCAATGCACGCTGGGACATCGCCAACCGCGAAAAGCTGATGATAGACACGCTGACCGAGCAACGCGTCTGGCTGGACGATTCGCAGATCGATGCGATGGTCATCCTACGTGGCGAACCTTCGGGCGCCGGCCGTGTCGAACTGACGATCCACACCCTCGAACCTGGAGCGCCGCCGCTGTGACCAACGAATTCAACCGCCACGCTTCGGCGCAGATGGCCTTCATGCAGGCCCTGCGCCGTCACCGCTTGGACCTGGTGGAGGCGTTGCGCAGTCGTACCATGATGATCGACATTGACGCGTCTGTTCGCACCTTGGTCCGCCTGGCACGTGTTCTACCCGACAAGCCTGGCCTGGCCGAGTTTGAGACTGCTATGCGGGCGCCTCTGGTGGCTTACATCGACGCTACGCCGCGAGAGGCGCGGAGCGTGATGTTGGCCGATGCACAGTTCCTGCTCGACCACTTTGATCGATTCACGGAAGTTCCCTTGACAGCGAACCCAGTTAAGCGTGTGGTAAGCTGGGCGCGCCGCAAGTTGCGCGGTGCTGCCAAGGAACCTGGAGATGTCGACTGAAACCGCCGCCATTGGCCTGGGCTTCCCGGCCGACATTGCGCTTGCCATCGAGCAAGGCTGTATCCGCTACGGCCTGACGTCGCCGTTGGAGAAGGCGCACTTCCTGGCGCAGGTCGCGCACGAATCCGGCAGCGGCAAGTGGCTGCGCGAGATCGCATCTGGTCGCGCCTACGAAGGCCGCAAGGACTTGGGTAACGTGCAGGTCGGCGACGGGGTCCGGTACAAGGGGCGCGGTCTAATCCAGTGCACTGGGCGTGCAAACTACGCCGCTTACACGGGCTGGAAGTACGGCGATGACCGCGCGCTGCGCGCACCTGAAATGCTCGAGGAGCTGCCCGACGCCGTCGATGCCGCATTCTGGTACTGGACCGTCGAACGCCCGAAGCTCAAGCAGCTGGCCCTGGCTGACGATGTGGTCGGTGTGACGCGCGCGATCAACGGCGGCACGAATGGCCTGGAGGATCGCAAGGCAAAGCTGATCCGAGCCAAGCGACTGTTGGGACTGCCGGCATGACATGGGCGACCCGCAACATCGGCGCTGCGCGTGCCGGCATCGCCATATTTGTCCTGTTCCTACAGGGCATCATCCTGGCCGCGCTATTCGTTGTTGAGATCCCGGTGACTAACAAGGACATCGTCTTGCTAGTCGTAGGCGGCTTGACCACGCTCTCCGGCACGATCGGCGGTTACTACTTCGGCGTGACGACCCGTCGAGGTTCCAGTGGCGCCTGAGCAAGAAGCGGCCGAGGCGCTGCAAACCGAACTGGAAGCTGTACGGGTGCGAGCCTGCGCCGAGGCGACCGCACACCTGATGGTATTCTGGCCGCGCGCGGAGTTCCCGCGCCGCGGCCCCGACAACGTTCTGCGCCTGGGCTACGGACGCGCTATCGAGCGCATTTCACAGCCGGAGAGCGTTGCACGAATGGCCCTGGAAGCGGACATCGACCGAGTCAGCAAGACGTTGGAACGTCGCGTATTCATGCTGATGGCCAACCAACCCAACTGCGGCAAGAAAGTCGGCTTCCTGTACGCCGTGGCCGACATCATCGGTGTGGACCGAATCCGCGATTGGAACGAGCTGTGGACGGCCGCCGGTCGCGGTGACTGGCAGACCGTGTGCCTGTACCTGCTGGCCCTGAACTGGGAGGCGCTGGACGGCGCGCAGGTCGATCGTCGGATGGCCGCGGGGAACCTGATATTCGGATTGCGCGACGCATAGAAGAAACCCGCCGAAAGGCGGGTTTCTTACATCAGGCGTACTCTTCGATGATGACGATACCTGGTGCGCCGCGGCCGCCCAGGAATGCAGAACCGCTGGGACTGGTGGCCGCACCGGCACCGCTCGCGCCATAGCCGGTTGCGTTGCCGCCTGCCGAGTTGTTGGTGTTGTTGCCGCCGCAACCGTACGGCGTGCTGGCGCCTTGTCCGGACACCGCAACACCGGCGAAGGCGTAGCCAAGCAGTCCGGGTTGCCCGCCCGAGGTGAAGCCCGACGCGGCGCCCGTAATCGTTGCCAGGGTGCCGGCACCACCCTGTGCGGCAAAGAAGAACGGTGCGGCCGTTGACGCGGCCACAACCTGGCCGCCACGACCGCCCGGCGCGGTGCCCAACGTGCCAACCACCGTATCTCCGCCGTTACCGCCGGCGGTGTTTGCATTCGGCAGACCGGCTGCACCGATAGTGATGGCGATCGGGGTTCCCGGGGTAAACCCGGCGGTCCAGTACCCTTCGAACTGACCCGCAGAGCCGCCTGCGCTTGCCGTGGCCACGGTGCTGCCGTCGGTGGAAGGCACACTGCCGCCTGCGCCACCGCCACCGACGGCGCGCACACGCAGTCCGCGCGTGACTGCCAACGGCGTGAAGTTCCCCGACGCGGTGAGGGTCGTGGAACGCAGAAGACGGCCGCCCATCTGATCCAGCGTCACGGCCTGGCTGCCGCTCGTCGCGGGGGCGATGTTTGGCGCGGACAAGCTGCAGTTGGTTCCGTCGCAGGTTATGGGAGTCGGTGCGCCGTTCTGCGGAATGGCCGCAGCGGATCCGGATGCAGTGCGCACGGAGACAGAGAACGCGCCCGAGGTGTTGTTGTAGAGGGTCCAGCCGTACACCCAAGCGGGGACGATCAGCACCAAGTTGCTGGTCAGCGTGCCGGTCACGGTGATGACCGTCTTGGCAGCCTGAGCCGGCGTCAAGGTGACGTTACCGCCAGTCTGCCCGGTCAAGGCGGTCGCACCGTAGTGGTAACCCGGCACCCAGCCAGTGCCGGACGTGTCCGGATTTGCCAGGTTGTCGTTGCTGGTGGAGTACCACTCGCCGCGGCCGTCTGCTGCGGGCAGATTCGAGCCGAGCGGGTAGCCACCAATGTTGGTGTCGGACGCAAACGCGTTGTCGAACGGGAAGCGGCCGCCGGCCAGGGACCACAGGATGGGGCCCGCTAGCTGGTTGAGTGCGCCGTTCATGTCCGCTTTCTGCGGGGGCACGCCGCCGGCTTCGGGCGGTAGGCCGGTGCGTGGCGGGAATCCCTGGGACTGGGACGCGCGGGTGTCGTCTGCGCTAGTCGGCGGAATGGTCGCCTTCGAGGCGTCGTTCTGCGCAAACGGAATGACGTACTTCGGGGGTTGGTTGGACTGCTGCATGGTCGCCTCGGTCAGGGGTTGTAGAACGGGCCTTGGTCAAACCCGGTCACGTATTCAGGATTGGCGCCTGCATTCATGCCGGCATAGCCAAACGGCGCAAAGGTCAGAGTTTTGTAAATATACTGTACCGTAGTCCCGGCCGGCTGCGGGAATATCCCCGACTCGATGATCGCCCGCTCGACGCTGGTCGGGAAGAAGTTGAAGGTGTATCCGATGTGCATCGGGTTGTCCGGATCGTACCCGACGTATGACGGCCCGCGGTCGCCGAACATCTGGCGCATCAGGGCATTGATCGACGGGCAGTCACAGCTGGCGATGTTGGCCGCGGCCTTGATCAGCAGCAGCTTACGATAGTCCTCGTCCTGCAACGCAAAGGCCGCGGCGCCCGCGGCGGACCCGTCATAGAACGGCGCCTGGTTAAAGGGCTGCCACTGCGTGCCGGGCGTAGCACCGATGTCAAACCCGAAATTGAAGCTCGGGGTTTGCTGCACTTGCAGGTAGCGGCTGCGCCCCAGGATCCGGCCCCAGATGTCCAGGCCGAAACCGACAGCCGTGTTGATGTCCCAGACGTAGAACAGGAAGTCTTCGGTGAACTTCACCGGGTCGACCCACTGGTCGAACGACTCTAGCAGCCCCATCAGCGTGGGGCTGTGCTGGTACTGCCGCATTACGGTTTTGATGTAGTCCGTCATGCGACACCCACAGGTTCGACCAGGATGTCCAGCTCCGTAGTGACAGGAAGCTGATCGATACCCATCGTCAGCGCAGGCCCGGAGGTTGGGTTGGGTGCCAGGCCGATGTTGATCGAAATCGGCACGATGTCGCCCAGCGCTTGAATGGCCGGGAAATACTCGGCCGCAACGATCTGAGCGCCGATGCGCGCGCGCGACGCGACAATCGTCCCGTCCGTAGTCGTAAAACCATTGGTGAAGGCGTCGACCACCGCACGCTGCACGTCGGTGACGTAGGTGCTGGGCAGCGTGGACAGGTTGGCGACTTCCACACGAACGTAGATCGGCACCACGGCCGGGCGGACAAAGCGGATCAGGTACTGCGGGAAGGGCTCGGCGTAGTTGACCGTATCCTCGATGATCTGCGTGATCAGCGTTCCTTCGCCCGCAGCAGTTGGCAGCCCGCACCCGCAGTCGAGCTTGGAGTTGATCGCCTGGGCGACCGCTTGCTGGTCGCCACCCGCCACCGTAATGGCGATGCTGTGCGCGGGGATCGGGTAGCCGGTAGTCCCGTAGAGGATCGGCGCATCGCTGCCGTTGTTGTAGACGTACACATCCGACACGCCGGTGACGTTTGCTACGGCTGCGCGCACGGCAGCCGCTGTGCCATTGCCGCCGATGGAGACCGATTCGGCGCGGCGGGTTTCGAACGTCTGTCGACTCTCCACATCCACGCCGGGCGCGCTGGGGGCGTCGTTGCTGACCGTCTCCCAACCAGCTCGCTGTTGGTATATGCGTAGGCCGTTAATGCCGACAGACGGGCCTGCACCCGCCGTCGATGCGCGAAACTCGACGGACGTAGTACCGGTCGGTCCGAAGGTAACCGCCGAGGTGGTCACCCATATCGTCCCATCGGCCGACGAGGCCTGGGCCCCGACAGGTAGGGTCGCGCCCACAACACCGGTCACCACGGCCTGTACGGTTGCATACGTAGCCGGTTGTCGGGTTAGGAAGTAGATTCGCCCCAGTGCGTCCTGGAATCGTCCGGACGAAGTCGCCGGGTCCACGCCATTGATGATCTGCAGCATCCCGGCATTCAGAACCGTCAACATGTAGGCCTGGCTTTGCGCCAACTGGCCTTGCGGGGTGGTCAATTCGGTGTTGAGCGACTTCCCCGACAACGCAAACGCATCGACCCAGTCGCCGAAGACGCCGGTAAGCACTTCCGGTTCGGTCGGAACGGAAAGGCCTGCGGCGGAGAAAGTCGGAAGCGGTACGTTGGTCGTCATGGGCGCATGGTATCAGGGAGTGGGCACGGACGGCAGCGGCGGGATCGGCACGCTGCACGATGGGAACTGCGCCATCTTGGCCTCGATAAGCGCCGGCAACTCCGCCATCTGCGCCGTGATGGCGGCCAGCTGGACGGGGATGGTAAGGACGGGACGGACCTGGGGCGTAAGGTATAACGAGATGAAGTCGGTGATCCAAGTAACGATCTGCGCCGGGTTTGCGGTCGGCGGTTCCAGCAGCGCCAACAGCGGCTGCAACGCCGCCAGCTGCGCGGTCATGCTGGTCATCAGCTCAGAAACGGACGCAAAGGTCTCGGCCGTAACCTCCTGCAGCTGCTCGCAGCTCGAACACCCCTCAATGCTACGCTTGAGGCCTTCGAAGTAGTCCAGATTTACAGGTCCGGCCATGGGTCACCTCAGAACTTGTTGATCACGATGCCTTTGACGCAGGAGATAGTGTAACCGTCCCCGTCCTTAAAGCTACCCGTAAAGCCAGACCCTACGCTCACGTTGCCAGTCGTACGGACCTCCCCGTCGATGCTGAACAGGGGCGAGACCAGCTCAGAACCGCCAGTCGGGGCAAACTTCAGCCACTGCTGCGGGTCCTGATTCAAGAAACCGCCCAGGTACACGCCGTCGCCCGCATCGTAGGCGCGGTTGGTCGGCGCAGGGCCTTCGTCTTGGGTGCGCACTACGGCCGTGATGTCGCGCTCACAAAACACGGCCAAGCCGAGGTCGCCGGCCACCGGATCGATGATCAGCGCCGACTGGCCGCCCTGTACGCGCATGAAGGGCATGCGGTACATGGGGGCCGAATCGATGACCACGTTATTGGTCGTCTGCTGCTGGATCAGTGGCTGCACGTCCACAAACCCGACAGCGCCTGCGGTCGGGTAGACCTTCAAAACCTTGACCAAGGTAGCCGTGTGGATCTGGCGGATCAGGCGCTGGATGATCCACTCCTGCATGCGCCCTTCGTGAAACTGGGTCTCAAACGGGGCGCCGATCTTCGGGGTGTCAGCCACGAGCTACCCCCAGGCGCTCTTTGGCCTCGGCCACAGTCATAACGTCCACGATCGTCCAGCCGTACCATGCGCCTCCTGCACTGACCGCGGCTAGCGCCGCTTCGCTCGCTGCGGCTTCGGACACGGCACGCACGACCTGGCTGCGCGTAAACGCGCCCGGGCGCGAGTAGCGCACCACGAAGTCGATCAAGGTCTCAGGTTTCGCTGCCACTGCCATCTCCCTTGGAACCGTAGGACTGTGCGGCGATCGCAGTCATCCACTGGCCGCCCGGCATGTTCGGTTCAATGTTGTGCTGCAACACGGCCGCCACCCATTTAGTGCGGTTGACAAAGTCGAACATCGTCTGGATGTCCAGCGCCAAGCCGGGGCGGATGCGCGGGTTGAAGATGGTAGCCAACTGCACGCCGCTGGTCGAGTAGGTCGGGTAACCAATCATGCCGTTGGTTTTGTTGATGGGCACCGGGTCGCTTCCCAGCGGCCCGTTGACCGGGCGCACCAGGAAACGCTGCAGGTTGATGTACCAGGTCAGCTCCGGGAAGTAGTTCATCAGTGCTGCGGCTTGGTCCATCGGCGTTCCGATCAGGTGCGCGCGCTGGATCTCCAGGACCGGTACGCTGTCGGCAAACTCCACCACCAGTCCCGTAGGCTCCAGAATCTGCTGCAGCGCCGCCTGCAGGCCGACCGGCTCGTCCTGCGCGTACGGGGCGGCGACCGTGTTCATGGCGATCATGGCCGAGTTGGCTTCGATCTCCAGGGCGACTTGCGGCGCGCCGCCCGCATTGATTGCCGACCATGTGATGACCCCGGCAAAGAACGGCACGAAATTCGACCCGTCCCACACGTCGATAGTCAGCGTGTCGGTGTTGGTGGGGCTAAGTACCTCCAGCCACAGGCGCGCGATCTTGTTCATAGCGTCCAGCGGCACACCATAGATGGCGACCTTGGCGTTGCCGAACTGGTTGCCACCTTGCCCCACCTGGATCGACATACGATGTTGTTCGAAAGCGTACGTAATCTCACGTTCGCCTTCGTTTGCGTTGGACGATGGGCGTACCACCTTGACGGTGACGCGCGCCCGGCGCTCCTGTAGCGGGTTCATCGGATCACCGTGTTGTAGGACTGCGAGCCGCCCAGGCGCTGCAGACCGCCGACCAGCGCATTAGCATCTGGGGTCTGGACGGTCATGTTCTGGATGCTGACGCTGGCACCCGCCGTGCCACCGTAGGTGGCTGCCAGACGTTGGGCGTCGGCGCCGCGCCGGATGTCCTCGCGCACGTTGCCGTGGGCTTCGTACAGTTGCGAATACGACCGGCCAAGCGATTGCGCATCGCCGCTATTGGCAAACGCGCGCTGCATCAAGGCGCGCTCGTACGGGTCGGTCATCGCAAATTCGACCTGCTGGTCGATGCTGGCTTGGTCCGGCAGAACGCCATAGCGCGCCTGGAAGGCCTTGGTGCGGTCGCCTCGCCACTGGGCCAGGCCGCGCGCACCCGTACCGCCGCCTACAGGATTGAGAGCGTTGGACCGCAAACCAGACTCCCGCGACCAGTTGGCGACCACGGCCGCGGCCTGCTGCGCCGTCAGACCGTACTGGGTGATCAGCTTGGTCATCAGGTCCTGGGCGTTGCCTGTCATCCCACTTGACGGTGCGTCATTCTCGATATTGCGCGGCAGTCCGTGCGGGTTGAGGTTGGGGAACCCGTCTTCGATATTGCGCGGCAGGCGTGCGCGACCTTCGGCGATGTCACGCGCCCGATTGTCGGCCACGGTTTGGCGCCACCAGTCAGCGGCGGCGCCCAGGATTCCGCGACCACCGGTGGCGTTACTGACGCGCTGGCCGATGTCGTCGGCAAGTCCCTGCGAGCCCCACGGGGCGCGGACCTTGTTGAGGTAGTAGGTGATCCACGACCACAGGTTACGCAGCGCCGTGCCGGTGTCACGGAAGCGGTTGACGACCACAGACAGAACGTCGGTCAAGGTGCGCAAGACGGCGCCCAGCTCGGGCGCGTTCTTGTCCAGCGCCTCTTGGAATCCCTGCAGGCCGCCGCCGGCATCCTGTAGATCCTTGGTGAACTCGCCGAGTTGCACGGCCCATTCAGCCAACCGGACCGCGCCTTCTTCAATCGCGGGCTTGAGCGCTTCCAGCAGCGATCCGGCCACGGACACGCCCGTTGCCTTGATCGATTCGAAGGCGTCGGCCAGCTCGTCCAGCGCCTTGCGGTTCTCTTCGGTGGCCTGCGACAGCGACTGCGTGAAGGCCTCTCGGACGTCGCGTTCGGACTTGATCATCAGGATCAGGTCCGCAGACACACCCTGTGCAGACAGCGCGTCCTCAAACTGCTGGCGCTGTCCGGCCGGCGCGGCGCGGTAGCGGTTCTGGGCTTCACCCAAGATGTCCTGCAACGACCGTGACGTGTCGATGTTGACGCCCATGCGGGCCAAGGCCTGCAGGGTCGGAGCGTTGCCCGTGAGTACACCCTGGCGCTGTTCCTTAGCCAGGGCGGCTATTGCCTCAGCGCCGGCCGACGCGTCCGCGCCCAGGCGCCGCGCCGTAGCGCTCCACGCCTGCATCTGCTTGTTGGACAGCGCCGTGCCAACGGCCTGGCGTCGCAGGCCGGTTTCGAAGCTCAGGAAGCCGGACAGCGTGCCGCCGATCGCAGCTCCGAGGCCAGTAACGACGCCCACGGCCGCAGCGACCTGCAGGCCGAAGGATCGAACGCCGGCGGCTACGTCTTTCAGACGACGCTGCTGGTCCTTGTTCGTGCGGTCAGTGACACGGGCGCGGTCCTGCTGCTTACGGAATGTGCGGTCCGTGCTGCGTTCGACCTGCGCCTCGACTTTCTGGTACGGCTCGGCGTCCAGGCTGAGGGTTACGATCAGCTCGTCTACGACTTGGGCGGCCATGCGTCAGGCTCCTGCCAGGACGCTGCCCGCAGGCGCGCCAGTCTTTGCCAGCGAAGCGACCTGCGCCGGCGTTTCGTTCGGATAAACCCGGCCCAGCTCGACTGTCGGGCCCGACTCAGGGTCGACCGCCTTGTCGCCTAGCAGCGAGGGTGTCGTGATCTGCGGGACTTCGGTCAGCTGTAGTTCCAGGTACAGCATGTTCGAGCCGCGATCCTGCCGGGTCTGGTAGGACAGGCGGGTAATCGTCAGGCTCTGGAAGATGCCCTGCGGCGTCACCACGTGGTACCGGGCGATGGGATCGGCCGCGACCTGCGAACGGATAGCCTCCAACCACGTCGCTCGCGACAGGTCCGGGCCTTCCTTGATCAGGACCATGTCGATGCCGTCGGGGCGACGGACCTTGTTGGCGATCGTATAGCCCAGTTCCTCGACCGGGTAGTCCGAGGTCTGAAAGTCCGAGAAGCGCGGCGTGATTTCCATCCAGCTGTCCGGAACGGTCAGCGGCAGGAAGGTGTCAGCGTTGACGATCGCGTAGATAGGGCGCGGCGGGTTGAACTTGGGCAGGTTCTTGCTGATCAGCGAGACGACGTTCAAGACCGCGGCCGGCAGCAGCGAGGCTGTCGGCAGCTTAGTCGGAAGTTTCGGCAGCGAGGGCAGCGAGAACGCCACAGGTTACAGGCCCGACATCACGTTCGTGCGGACGAACGCGCCGACGATCTCGCCCAGGGTCTTGAGTTCCCGGATGTCGTCGTTGAGCTTGCGGAACACGCCCGGGTGCTTCGGATCCGGGGCGACCTGCACGTAGTTGAGCATGTCCAGCAGCAGCTGGCGCACGGCCATCGCATCGCAGCCGGCCAGCAGGCGCAGCACCACGTCGATTTGGTCGACACCTTCGGCCGGATCCATCAGCGCGCGCAGCTCGTCTACGCCGTCCAGGCGTACCGCGCCCAGCAGGCGCAGAATGAAGGTTGTCATCTCGACTGGCGGGACTTCGGCGATCTTGAAGGTCATGCCGGCGTCGCGGCCGTGATGTGCGGTCAGCGTAACGGAGTTGTCGAGGTCGTTCATGCGATGCGCTCCCAGGTGTCGCCGTCTCGGTCGGTATGCTTCTGGCCTACGTCGAGGTCAAGTATCGCCTGTTCGTCATCAATCGGCGCTACCGCCAAGACGTATGCTTCATCGCAGTCTTCAAGATCCGGCCCGATACCATCATGGTGGCGCATCGCCCAACGTTTTTCGTCGTCCATCGTGTGGGTTCCTAAGTTGTCTGCTGCAGCGCGCGCCATTCGCGCACCGCTTCCACGTTCAGCAACTCGACCAGGTTATAGACATCCTCGGTGCTGAGGACCGTCTCCAACTCGCGGTAGCTGGCGCGGCCCGAGTGTAGCACGGTCGCCAGCGGCGGCGAGCAGAAGTTAACGGCCAGGTCTGAGCCTGGCCGTCGCACCTGTTCGGCGATCATTGTCACGGGAATTTCGACCTTGGGGCGCCCCACCAAGAAGCCGACGTGCAGGGCCAAGGCCGCTTGCTGCACGGTCAGCAGGTTTGACCAGTGGCGCACCGGGCGCGAGGCCTGGACAAACGGGGCCAGCAAGTCCAGGCCTGGGCCTGCCAGCTTAAGGACCGCAGGCATGTGTTCCATGGCCAGGCTGACCACCCCGCCGTCCAGCGGGGCGCCTACGGCGGCCAGAGCTGCGCGCGCTGCGCGGTCGGCGGCTAAGGCCGGCAGCTCGGTCAAGGTGAGCGGTTCGTCACCATCGGGGGCCGCTAGGTTTAGTGTGACGGTCTTCAGCATGTGGGGTGCCTGAAATAAAGATGGGCCGGGGCGCCCACAACGCCCCGGCCCATCGACCCACCAGGCGCAGACACACCGGGCGAGGCAAGACTGACAGGCCTGTTACGGCCTGTCAATACTTTAGTCGATTTGCTCCGCAACGACATCACAGAGCATGTTGTAATCCGTAGCCGTAGGGCCTCCCGAAGGTACGGTGGAGACCGAGGCGCGCACGGTGCCGGTAGGGGCTCGCAGCTGCGATATTCCGAACCGCACCCAGTCATTGAGGGTACCTGGGACCGCGACCACCGTTGGGTTAGCTATCAACGTGCCGTCAGACTTAAAAAAACGAACTTGGAGCTGGTAGGCCGTAGTGGTTCGATACAACCAGCCGCTAATATTCCAGGCACGGCCGTCATCATGTGCCATCAAAACAGTGAAACTGGAGCCGCCAGTGCTCTTGTAAATGTCGCCCTGTGCTCCCGTCGGCTGACCGGTAGTGATCCGTTCAACAATCTGCGGGCTTGTGGCATCGCTGAATACGAAGGGCCCGTAAGTCGGTTTGAAGTTCGTAGCATTTAGCTTCGGGTACTTTGATACCTTTCGACTAAAAATAGTGTGCAAGGCATTCAAGTCCGTTTGCACAGAATTTCCCTGCGCCACGAAACGGCCCGCAGTGTCGTCCCAAGTAAACAACTCGGAAAGTTTACGGTCCTGCGTGGTGAAAATAGGGATCACGCAGTCGCGCACGATTAGATGCGAGGACCGATGCGCTGATACGATTTCCGCTAGCTTCTGCGGCACGGTCCCGGCGAAATACCAATCACATCCGGACAGCTCGATATTGAACGTTTGCGAGGTGGGCAGCGTAAATGCAAACTGAGTAGTGCTTCCATTGTCTTCAAAATGGCAGGCGCAATACCGAGCGATCAACCGACCCGTAGTGTAACTGGCGTCATAGCGCATGATACCGAGGCAATAATCAAACGAGCAACCGTCGAAAGTCAATTCAAACGGGCCGTTGATGTGATTCCAAAGCATCGATGCATTTGCACCGTTGAAAATGCATTTAGCAAACTGCAAATTCTCCCCCGCATTAAAGGTACGCGACGTGGTGATGAAAGCACCGCCGCCACCTCGGAAGCTGCATCGATCAAATACCGCGCACCATTCGGAATTTCCGAAGTACAGGGTGTTGTTGAAGTCGGTGAAATAGCACGCCACAAACATGCTGCGCGGGGACCCGATGCTGGTGTCAGTGGTGGCTCCGTCATTCTTCCAGCCGTTCAAGCCCGGTCGACCCAAGAACTCCACGTTGCGCACTTCGTTAATCAAAGTGTCCCAAATGTGGCTACCATCCGTGCCCGGGTTAGCGACTTGAATGCACCACAAGCCGTCCAGGACTCCGCGGAAATCAATTACGCTGTGATTCCACGCGATGATGGAATGGCGCCGCTGGTGGTACACCAGCGGCGCGTTCATCACGTAAATAGGGGAGGTCAAGACCAGAGCGCGGCCGGTCGCAACGCATTCGGCTAGCGCAGCCTGCAACGCCACGGTGTCGTCAGTCACCCCATCACCCACGGCCCCGTAAGCCTCCGGAAACACAGGCAGACGGCCAAGCGTGTCCGCTACTGTAGAATCGCCAAAGCCCACCAGACCTGCGCCCGAACCCGCTGCCAGCGCAGTAGCTGCGGCCGACTGATCATCGCGCAGTTGCTTGGTGCGCGCCGTCAAGCCGGTAACGGCGCGATTCAGTGGCCCACTCGGCCCGCCAAGCAGGCGCTCGTTTGTGTTGATACCGTCGACGTCGGCCCAACTGGCTGGCGGATCAATGTTGCTCATACCGTAACGACTCCGTATGCGAATTGGGTGCCGTCAGCGAAGTATGTGCCATCGGCGAGAAGTGGAATGACCGGCGGCCGAGGACTGGGTCCTACCGTGCCAGTAGTATCGACCGGAGCGCGTACCGCGTTCAACAGGACATATCGGGTGCCGAAGTCAGACCATTCAGGATCGGACGTTCCACGTAGGTCGGCAAACACCAAGGACAGCTCGGGAAACCCCAGGTAGACGGCCCGGTCGGTGATCGGGACGCGATCCAGGCATAGCTGGCCGGCGCAGATCGGCACGCCGTTGCACACCACGTCAGCGTACAGTGCGCCCTGCATCGTGCGGAGCGTGATACCGACGTCCAGCTCGGATAGCACAACCGAGAACGCCTGATTCGGGGCGACCAGCAACGGGACGGTCTGCAGGCTCACACGACCACCTCGGCCGTATAGCCGGTCAGGTCCGACAGGAAGAGCGTGCCACCAACCGTGCGAGTTGGGCGGACCAGGTCGAGGTCCGCCAGCGCAGTTGCACACAGCGGGACCAGCAGGGCTTCGGACTGGTAGTCAGCGCGCAGCTGGATCACCGAAGGAGCCTGACCCAGGTAGCGCGGGTAGTCGATGCCCTGAGAAACGTCGAACCACACCTCGCCGCGCCAGGCGCGCAGGCGCGTAGCTACGTCCTGTGCCAGGCGCATGCCGGGCCCGGTCTGCGGACTGGCGCTTGTAGCGTCGCCGAACGTGCCGAGGTTGCCTTGGTCGTCTAGACCAAGATCCCATTCAGCCGTCAGGGCGAGCGTGTCGTTTGCCATGGCGCGAGTGTAGCGCACGTGCCGCAGAACTGCACACCGAGAGTAGCGTCACGCCTACGTCAACAGAACGTCACGGCGGTACGGATACAGAAGATGCGATCTCACCTTTGTCCCTATACGTAAAATCTAAAGAATATTATAAAGAATTAATATTGTTGAAGAATTTTGAATTCTCTTGTCTATCTTATTCCTTGATTCTGTACTCCGTACCCTCCGTACT